GTTTTTATCGCATGCGTCTTTAAGTTCATAGCAAAGTGAAACAGTCAAGGAATACATGGCACTGATTTCTTTAGTTTCACAATCCTTAACCTTACCTTCAAGTATGTCAGTAGGGTCAGGAAGTTTTGAAGCAACCTTACGATGCGCCATAAACTTAACGGCAAGTCCTTCGCCGACAGAACCACTTACCAAATCGGTAGTGGTGTTCTCATCATCATCGTCTTCGATAAGCTCGGAAACAAATGACCAAGAACGAGGTGTAGCAAACGAACGACTTGGGCTCTTTGGATCAAAGTCATACAAGTCCTTCTTGCTAAAAGTCAAGTAACCAACAACATCTTGGTGTATGTCGTTGTCTACTGCCCACTGGAACCAGTCATCAAAATCAACTGCTAGTTCTAAGTGAACAAATCTATTTGCTAACGGAGCAGGCATTCTATATGTAACACCTTTGTCAGCATCTCTATTCCCAGCCGCAACAATCAAAACATTGTCTGGCAATTTGTATTGTCCAATACGTCTGTTAAGAATAAGTTGGTAAGCGGCCGCTTGTACAGCCGGAGCCGCAGAATTCATTTCGTCTAAGAACAAAACGATATAATCGAATTGTTTAGCAAACTCTTCCGTAGGAAGTTCTTGCGGTGGTGCCCAAGCCATTACATTATCATTTGCCGAATAGTATGGAATACCTTTAATATCTGTAGGTTCCCATAGTGACAAACGAATGTCAATTAAGTGTGAATTTTTTAGTGAGTGAGTAATTTGTCCAACAATGTCAGACTTGCCAATACCTGGGGGTCCCCACATAAAGACAGGACGTTTCTTCTTAAAGGCTCGCATAATGCTCTTTTTTGCGCCATTAGGTGAAACAGTACGTAGTGTAGTATTTTCCATGTTATATTCCTCGTTTGTTGTTATCAGTGCCATACTTTAATTTCTAAGTATGTATATATAATACACTCGTTATACCCTAAAGTCAACCACTTTTGGACATTTTTTACAAATTATTTTTTTCATACCATTTAATAGAACCTATGCGACAGACGCCTAAAATGTACGATTTTCACGTCTAAACGGCTCTTAAACTGCATTTAACGTTTTTCTGGGGTGTTTGTATGTATTAGACTATAAGACCGTTATAAGAGCATTTAATGACGGTTTATTCGTGCCGTTTCATAGCCTTTGTAAGTCCGTACTTGCGTAAGTCCCCACTAAAAAGATGTAATTCCATGCTCTTTTTTTCGTCTGTAACCCATATACTATATGATGTTAGATAGTAAGGACATGTAATAAATTGGTCTAAAAATATGTAAGTTTGGGTTGTAAATTTAAAATCCCTAGGAAATGGTATTTCATACATCTGAATATCTAGAGTTCCCTGTAAAAAATCAAAGCCATCTTCTGTAAGTCGTAGCCCACCTTGTGTTTTGCCACGTGTATTTTGCCACCAGTCAGACATGTACTGTTTAACATTAGCATCACTAATAGCTGTGTCTGATTGTTTTAAGAAAACCTTAGTGTATGTTTCTTTCCAGTTCATTCATCTGTAACCAATTCGCCTGATGTAAGTTTGTACACGGCGAAGTCTTCACTTCTGAAAAGGTCATTAAGTTTCTTTGCTAGATTGTGTGCATGTCCTGGATTAGAAAAAGATACTTTCTTATATTTAGGACCTGGATAATTCGTAATTGCATTTGATGTTTTTAGATTGAATGGAGCGCCTTTATAGAACACTGCCCATATGGCTTCTGCTTGTAAAACTTGCTCACACTTGTAAGATGCTTTGTCTACATTCTCTAATATAATCGTTGGTTTTGGTCTACTCATTTGCGTAATCCTTTTAATTAACTACGCATATATTTATCTTTTTTTAGTAGAAAACTGCTAGTATTAAACTTGTTTTGCGGTTAACGCACCAATTAATTGTTTAAGTTGTTTTTCGTCTACACAAAATACACTTTGTATCTTTCTAGGATATCTATATTCTTGTAGTAACTTTTCTACTAATATTGGGTAATATTGGGGATCAGTAATACTTGCTTCACAATAGTCTTGTGATTCGTATGTTGGCTCAGTAAATATATAAACACTCCTATCCGCAGTAACAGGCTCACCTGGATCAAGCATGAATAGAACTATAATAAACCACTTCATTTCCAGTCACCACCGCCGTCCATAGTAACTGTAACTGTTTCATTATCAGCACTAGATTTGTTATCAACGATAAGTTTTTCTAGTCTGCCTTGATGATTTGCCATTACAGTTCCTAAGGCATACACAAGAGCTTTTGCTTGTGCTAGTGGAATTCTGATTTCTTTTTGGTTTGTACTTTCAGCAGTCTTTACAACTTGTATAAACTGTTGAATTGGTATAGTATTAATTGGCTCGTTTGTTTGCATCTGATAGTTCCTGTCTCATTGTAAATTCAGTTTTGAAAGGACCTCTGTAATCATACTTTTCAAGTGTAACTAGTTTAGGACAGAAACTTCTTACCCAACCCTTGTCAAAATGAATAATATAGTATCCTGCCGCATACAAACTCTTAGACTTCCTACTTTTAGTAAAGAGCGGTAATTTCTTTTGTACATTATACATTATATTGTAAGGTGTACTAGACGTCGAAAAACCGTGTATTTCTTTAGCAGTACTACTACCGTCTGATATAGTTGATTTATCGTAACTAATTCCTCCAATAAAACTATTAAATGATTTAATGTCAGTAAAGTAATCTGTTCCTGATGAACAACTATACATGTATCTTTTGTCTTCTTGTTTCGATAGTGTACCAATACGTTCACCATCTTTTTCTACAATCCAAAATTTATTCTTTAGGATTGGCTTTGCCTTAATTGTCATTCTTGCCTCCATGTTATGAATACCTCGCATTGAGTGGATCAGCATATAACTGAATATTGTCTGCAATACGTTGCATATCGTGTTTTGCACAAAATTTCATAAGACGCATACCTACTTGTGTAACTTCTTTTGCAACCATGTTGTCTTCGATTACATCGTTAATAATACTTCTAATGTTGCCGGGTTGTGCAGTTAAGTCACAAAGGACAACGTTACGTTGATAGTCATCAAGTACACGATGTTCTACACCTTCGTGATCAGTCCAGCGTTGTAGCATCATGTTGTTCCAGTTAAAGCCTTTATTGTCTTTATCTTCAAATGCTTCAATAAGACCGACTTTGTTCTTAGTACCTTTTGTACGTACACCAGGGTATGCACTAAACACATTATCACTTGTGTCACCACGCATACACTTTTCAAACAACATAAATTCTGGATTAGGAGCAAGCTTCGGCTCTTTAGTTTTCTTGTCAATAACAGGTTGCTTTTTCTTGTCATCAAAGTAACCTTCGTGTGTAATAATTGTATTGCTAACACCATTGTATTGTTTTACATTAGGTGCAATCAGTTGTGCAAAGTCACCGTCAGTACTAATAATAACATGATTATCATTAGGATGTGCTTGTATCCAACCTGCAATAAGATCGTCAGCTTCTAGTTCAGGATGTTGCATTACAGTACAGTTAGTCTTAGTAGTAACAAAGTCTTTCCACTCATCAAACATTTCCCAGAACACTGTATCTTCATCTTGTTGTGCTTGTGTCTGTGCGGCACGAGCATCACTACGGTTACGTTTGTAAGGCTCGTAAAAGTCTTTACGCCAACTGCGTCCTTCTAAACAAAATACAACATGAGCACCATTAAAGTCTGACCATGCTTTCTTAATACTACTAAGTGTAATATGAAAAGCCATGCCTACTTTTGTATCTAAGTCACCCCGTACAACATGTCTTGCACGAAAGAAAGTATTTGCTGTGTCTACTAGAATATATGTCATTAGTTTGCCTTTATGTAATTTATAGTAATATTATAGCACCAGATCTGGCTTGTGTCAAGCATTATTTGACTTCACTTTTACCATTATCGTCTGCTTTACTAGTATTAATATAACCCATACCTCGATCAGCATCTTGTCCTTCTTCTTCTAACATTTGTGTAGCAATAGTTCTAAACCATGCATCTACAATATGTTCTGGCTCTTCACCTTGATATCCTGCATCAATAAGTTGCTCAATAAACTCATTATTCCAATCGAGCTCAAAGAACCCGTTCTTAATGTTATCAGGGTTTACTTGAGTATCTAATACCGCTACCCAAGGCTTCTTATCCTTAGTTGCTTGTGCTTTTTCTTTGTCAAGAATAGCTCTACGTTGTTGCTCTGGAGAAAGTTCTTTAACTTCTTCAGATTTCATACCCAACGCTTTTTTCATTTTATCTAACATATATTACCATCCTGCCTTTCTAATTCTATCTTCGTTAATAGGTGCTTTCATAGCTTTCTCATGTTGTTTATTTTTATACTTTTCATTAAGTGCCCCACGCATTTCCGAAGAGTGAAATGTGTAGTCTGGGTGTGAATCGCCATCCTTCTGCCATACACGCTTCAGCAACGTCTTTAACATTGAGGGTATATTCTTCACTGCGTCCACCCAACGGCATAAGATATACTGGACATTGTACCCCGGAACTCTGATAAGCACTAACAGCTCTTTTAACTTCGTCAAAATCATCTTGAGTAGCGACAACAAACTTAAGATAGATGTCGCTATCAGCAACAGTATTATATTGCTTAGCCACATCAGGTTTAATAGCAGTTTCCCAAGGTTCTCCGCTAACACTAAGTTTTGGGGAACAACTCCAAGTGACTTGGATTCTGTCTTGATCGTTAAGATAGTTGAAGAAATCGTTGTGTAATACTTGTGTAGTATTTGTTTCAAATGTGACATTTTTTAAATCCTTCATACGTGGATGTTCAAATAAATCGATGTAGAGCTTTTGCCACGCTAATAACGGCTCTCCACCTGTCATGATCAAATGTACATCTTGACCATTGTCTTGTACCCACTTACCGTTAGGAGTAAGTGATAGTAAATGTTCAACAACAGCATCAACACCTGCTAGTTTATTAAAGTGTTTAAACTCAGGATAGATGCTTGCATATGTATCACAGCCTGTGTGTATAATAGGCAAGTCGTTAAATTCTTTTGTAGTTTCGTGTACACCTTGGTTAATAAGTTCCATTACTTCTGCGTTATGTTTCTTACCTGCTTTGTGTTGTTCCCAACGATCACGTTTTTCATCTGTACCAAAATTCATACAACGAAAGTTACAACCAAAGGTACGTAAGAACACACTAGGCACTCCTACAAATTTACCTTCACCTTGTACACTATAAAATGCTTCTGAGTATCTTAATTGTTTTTCTTTACTTTCCACAAGCAAACTCCTGTTGTAGTTTAATGTTATCCATAAACTCTTTCTTAGTACCTGCGTCATCTTTAAACGCACCTTTAAGTACAGTTGTTTGTGTAAGACTACTGTGTGCCTTAATACCCCTGTTCTCAACACAACCATGTGTTGCTTGTACATAAACACCTAAGTGTTCTGCACCTGTTGCTTTTTGTATTTCACGAGTAATGTCGTTTGCAAGTTCTTCTTGTAGTGTACCACGTTCAGCACACCATTGTGCAATACGTGT